AAGAATTTGAGGCTACGTAAAGTAGCCTCTTTTTTTATATATAAATAGACAGACCGATTAACATTATGGAGAGACTATGCAATTTGAACTTGATATTCAAAAACTAAGAAAGAAAAAACTTTTTGTTGCGACACCGATGTATGGCGGACAATGCCACGGTGCTTATACAAAAGCAATCACCGACCTCATGATTCTCTGTACGAAGTACGGCATCGAGGCTAAACTATTCTTCATCTTCAATGAATCACTAGTACAACGTGCTAGAAATTATCTAACAGACGAATTCGTTCGTAGTGGTTATGACCATATGATTTTCATTGACAGTGATATTCACTTTGAACCACAAGACGTTTTGGTGATGATGCACTTTGCGGCAACCCGTGATGACATGGATGTTGTTTGCGGACCATATCCAAAGAAAGCAATTTCTTGGGAGAAGATTAAAGTTGCAGTTGACAAGGGTTATGCAGATAAGAATCCAAATCAACTCGAAGAGTTTGTTGGTGACTACGTTTTCAATCCAGCAGATGGCGTTACACAATTTCGTGTTGACGAACCCATCGAAGTGAAAGAAAGCGGTACAGGCTTTATGTTGATTACCCGTGAAGCACTTCAGAAATACGACAAAGCATTTCCAGGACAAAGCTACAAACCAGATCATGTGCGTACAGCAAACTTTGATGGTAGCAGAGAAATCATGGCATACTTTGATTGTGTAATCTGCCCAAACACAAAGCGTTATCTGTCAGAAGATTATATGTTCTGCCAATGGATGCGTAAAGCTGGTGGTAAAGTATGGCTACTTCCATGGATGCGTTTGAAACATGCAGGCAGTTATATCTTCGGTGGTTCTTTGCAAGCACTTGCGGCAATCAATGCTTCACCCACTGCTGGTGATGATGTTATGAAACGAAATGTATCTGCGAATTTGAAATGATTGACTATCGATATAATGAAGATAAGACTTTAGCGGAACTGAAGTCTTATATTGATACAACATACGGGCAACATTATTCCCGTGATAAGTTCCAAGCAACAGAATTCATCATCGATGGTGGACATGGTGAAGGATTCTGTATTGGTAACGTGCTGAAATATGCACAAAGGTATGGCAAGAAAGATGGAAGAAATCGTAAAGACTTGCTAAAAATTTTACACTATGCTATAATCATGCTACACGTACATGACTTGAATGAAGGAAATCAAAATGAAATTAAGTGAATCAACAATTAACGTTCTAAAAAACTTTGCTACCATTAATGCTGGTATGCAATTCAAAGAAGGCTCTGTAGTGCGAACGATCAACAAAGGTCAAAACGTACTCGGCAAAGCAACTATCAAAGAATCATTCGAAAAAGATTTTGTCATTTATGACTTGAATCGATTCTTGTCTCTCTATAGTTCTTTGAATGATCCTGAGATTGTTGTGAATGCAGACAGCAACAACATCACAATTAAGTCTGGAACATCTAAGACAACATATGGTCTTGCAGATGAATCCATGATTGTTGCACCGCCAGCAAAAGAGTTGAAGATTGAAAATGCCGAAGTGAATTTTCGATTGACAAAAGAAGATATGAGCCAAGTATTGAAGTTGTCTGGTATTCTTGGCTTACCTAACATTGCAGTTATCGGTGATGGTACTTCAATCTCTATCTCTGCACTTGATGTTAAGAATGCAGACTCTGATGACTTCTCAATTAAAGTCGGTGAGACTTCAGCAAACTTCAAATTGATTTTTGTCACAGAAAATCTGAAGATGGTTCCTGGCACCTATGATGTTGCAATTTCATCTAAAGGTATCTCGCACTTCAAACATGCGACTGATGCAATTGAATATTGGATTGCTACTGAAGCTGGCTCTAAGTACGAAGGTTAATATTATGAGTAACGTGATTGTTCCGTCCTCTCCAGAGGATCGTAAAAAGATTCTGGATGCACTTGTCGAAATTTCAAACTCACTCACTCGCATTGAAGCAGAACGTGATTTGATTAAAGACATTCTAACTACTGTAGAAGATAAATTTGAGTTACCTAAAAAGTACACTCGCAAACTCGCAAAGATTTATCACAAACAAAACTTCACCGAGGTTCAACAAGAGCAAGACGATGTTGAATCTTTATATGAGAGTGTGGCTAAGTAACACTCAACTTGCATTCTAACATGTTTTATGTTAGAATATATTATTATGTTATGATGAGGTGAACACATGCTACAAGATTTTTTGTGGGTCGAGAAGTATCGACCAAAAACTGTCGAAGACACAATTCTTCCGGCAGATTTGAAAACAACGTTTCAACAATTTGTTGACCAGAAAAACGTTCCCAATCTAATTCTTACAGGCGGCCCTGGTGTTGGTAAAACTACTATCGCCAAGGCTATGCTTGAAGAACTTGGATGTACTTACATTGTAATTAACGGATCGATGAATGGCAACATCGATACACTACGCAATGAAATTAAAAACTTTGCCTCAACTGTATCATTTTCAGGCGGTCGAAAATATGTCATACTTGACGAGGCTGATTACCTTAATCCTCAATCTACTCAACCCGCATTACGGAACTTCATGGAAGAGTTTTCTGCTAATTGTGGTTTTATCCTTACTTGCAACTTTCTTAATCGTATCATCGCCCCTCTCCACAGTAGATGCTCCGTTGTACATTTTAAAATAAATTCGTCAGACAAGCCAAAACTTGCTGGTCGTTTTATGAAACGTATGACTGGCATTCTTGAAAAAGAAAACGTAGAGTTTGAAGAGAAGGTTGTTGCTGAGTTAATTAGAGAACACTTTCCTGATTGGCGCAGGGTGTTGAATGAACTTCAACGCTACTCTGCTACAGGTAAGATTGATACTGGAATTCTTGCAAATATCTCAAGTGACAATTTCAAGTCATTAGTCGAAAGATTGAAAGCAAAAGACTTCACGGGTATGCGTAAGTGGGTTGCAGAAAACCTAGATAACGAGCCATCTGTTTTGTTCAGACGAATTTTCGAGAACAGCAATGAATGCTTGAAGCCTGATTCTGTTCCACGTATGGTTCTATTGCTTGCTGATTATCAATACAAGTCTGCATTTGTTGTCGACCAAGAAATTAATTTTGTCGCTTTCTTGACTGAGGTGATGGTTGATTGTGAGTTTAAATGATGAAAACTGTTTTAACAAGAGAACAGAAAATTGAAATTCTAGGTAAGATTGGCGAGAAGTATGTAGGTAACTATCTTGCTAAAAACCGAAAAGTTGAATTTTCATTAGACAACTTTGATTCTGAAAAAGATTTGATAGCTGATGGTAAGACTGTTGAAGTCAAAGTCGGCACACCATTTATCACTGAAGGTGCAATTGCATTCAAGAAAAGTCAATTGACAAAATGTAGAAGCGTTGATGAATTTTATTTCGTTACTATTCCTGCACCCAAATATGATTATAGATGGAGTGGTTGGCTCTTTCGCATTGAAAACAATTTCAAATGTAAAGTTAGAAACATCACACGATCAAATGGATGGATCGATGAAATGGTATTAGTGCCTATTGAACAAGACGCAGTAATTCCAATTTTTAAAGTTGAAGATTCTGTCATTAATGAAATGATGAAGTACACTACATCAAAGTACTAATATGACACCATTCGAATACTTAAACGCTATCAATCAATCAAAAGAAAATTTGATGATTGGCACCGACAATGATGAACTAGCCGAAAAAACGTACAATGCGTACATCGTTAATAAAGGACTTTCTTACTTTTCTGACACCATTCTCTATTCAAATGAGATGAACCTTCGCCATCTGCTTGACAACAAGCCTCAATTTTTGTATTTACTAAATACCATTAGACCACGAAAACGCTTTAGCAAGTGGTTCAAAAATGAAGTTGTTGAAGACATTAATGTGATTTCTGAATATTTTGGCTACAGTTATGCCAAAGCTAAACAGGTACAAAATCTCATAACTTCCGAACAACTTGATATGATGAAACAAAAAATACAAAAAGGTGGCGTGAAGTCCAAGGAGAAAAAGAATGGCGGTGAACATTGAAGACTTGCTTGAAGTCAAATTAAAACAAGAAGACGATTTTTTAAAAGTAAAAGAAACTTTGACAAGAATTGGAGTAGCATCTAGAAAAGATAAAACTCTATATCAATCGTGTCACATTTTACATAAAAAAGGTAAATATTATATCGTACACTTTAAAGAGTTATTTGCATTAGATGGCAAACCAACAGACTTTGAAGAGAATGATTTAGCAAGACGTAATACCATTGCAAAGCTATTAGCTGAGTGGGGTCTGATTGAAGTTGTACCTGCCGCATCGAATGTTGAACAACCGATTGCGCCATTATCTCAAATCAAAATCATATCGTACAAAGAAAAGAATGAATGGTTACTTACCGCTAAATATAATATTGGAAATAAAAGAAGAGAAGACATTGCTTGACAAACAGCATTTGGTATGATATAATAACATCTCAAAACAAGATTGGAAACTCTATGAAATCTATCAGAACATTGACAGCAGTTGCATTGACTGCTCTCTCCCTAGTTGCCGTTGCGGCAGACAAACCAGCAGAAAAGAAACCTGCTGACAAACCTGCAACAACAGCACCAGCACCTGCACCAGCGGCAGACTCTAAAGAGAAACCACGTCCTAAAGTGATTACTCCAAAAGAGAAAGCCGAACGTGCAGAGGCTAAAAAAGCAGAAGCTAAAAAAGCTGAAGCTAAACCAGAAGCTAAGAAATAATTCTTAGTAATTTTTATCATTAATTGATGAGGTATTTAAAATGGCATTTGTAAATTCTAGCAAAACACAGACAGAACTCTTGGTAACGTACTTGCGTGGTACTGGTCGTGGAATCTCTGCACCACAAGCAAAGTCTTTGTTTGGCATCAAAAACCTTCGGGCACGTATCAGCGACTTGCGTCAGTCTGGATTCAAGATTCGTAAAGACATGAACAAAGAAGGTAACACAACATATTTTGTTTCACGCAGAATGGTTGGACAGGCTTAATCTGTTATAAATAAACGTATCTCAGGGATGGGAACGTAAATGGCTCTTCTACCTTAGGAGCGTCTAAAGCTGGTACAACGATATGGTACCCCTGTAGCCAGTAAGCAGGATTAATGATACGCCTTCGGGGTATCAAATTTTATTTTTAACTCGCTTAATAGGAGAAACTATGTTACATAACATCAATAGTGCTATCGATACTTTTCAAGGCACAAAAACGCAATTCGTCAAAACATTCGTCAAGAATGAAGAACTTGCAAAACCCCTTAACACATTCATTGAAGCGCAAACACTTTACGCAAAAGCCGTTGCAGTAGAAGTCAATAAGTTTTTTACAACTCTTGGCATGTCTGCATATACTTTTGACGCTAAAAAAGCGTTTTCAAAGAATAAGTAAGAGGAGATATAATATGGGACACACACCAATTCCCGCTATCTTTGGCGGTGCAGGACTCAAAGACTTTGATAAATTCTTTGTTGGCTTCGATGAGCAATTCAATCGACTAGCAAAAATACATGATGATGTGACTAAGAATATTCCTAACTACCCACCTTACAACATTCGCAAGACTGGTGACAATACCTACGTCATTGAAATTGCGGTTGCTGGTTTTGGTAAGCAAGAAATTGATATTACATTTGAAGACAACAAACTAATTGTTGCTGGTAATACAAAAGATGATGGAGACAATTTCTTGTTCAGAGGTATTGCTAATCGTGCATTCACTCGCACGTTTGCACTTGATGACCAAATCGAAATTCAAGATGCCGCTTTGATTAATGGTATGTTGAAGATTGCTTTGGAGCGAATCATTCCAGAACATAAGAAGCCTAAGAAGATTGAAGTTAAGGATGCTGAATCTAAAACTAAAAAATCATCTAAGCAATTCTTAACTGAGGATGACACGTTATGAAATCAGTGAAACAATTCTTTATGGCATTACTTGAATCTATTCAAGAAATAAAAAAACATAAAGCAGAACGTTTTAAATAACACCAATGGGGACGCAATGTCCCCATTTTAATTATGAAGGTATAAAATGGCAAACTTAAGAATTTTAAAACTATTGTCTGGTGAAGAAATTGTCGGTGACATTGTAGAAGAAACTCCTGACACATATCGGGTTGAGAATCCTTGTGTTCTCGGTATCGCTATGAATGCTCAAGGTAAAGCATCGCTACAGATGCAACCACTCTTAATTTTCTCCGAACAAAAAGTCGTGCAATTGAAAGTTACCCATGTATTATATGACGTAACAGTTGCACAAGAGATAAAAAACAAGTATAATGAGATTTATGGCTCGGGCATTGTTGTTCCGCCACAATCTAAAATTATAACTTAATGAAATTCTACACACACTTTTCTAAACTCGGTAACAATATTCTTGTTCGTGGCTACAGCAACGGCAAAAGATTCAACGATAAAGTTGAATACAATCCCGTATTGTATGTGCCTGCAAACAATCAACAATCAGAGTACCGAACACTCGATGGACAATTCGTTGCGCCTGTATCGCAAGGCACAATGCGTGATGCTACCGAGTTTATGAAACGGTATGAAGATGTTGACAACTTCAAAATCTATGGCTCAACAAACTTCCCGTATGTGTACATTAACGAAACGTATCCAGGCAAACTAGATTACGATCCATCACAAATTAAAGTTGCGAACATCGACATTGAGGTTGGATCTGAGAATGGCTTTCCAGAACCAGAGTCCGCAAGTGAACCGATTACTGCAATCTCATTTAAAATCTCTGGACACTTCTATGTGTTTGGCTGTGGTGACTTTGTTACTGAACGTGATGATGTGACATATACGAAGTGTCGTGATGAAAATAATCTCATCATGCGTTTTCTCGAAATGTGGGAACAAACATCTCCAGACATTGTGACTGGTTGGAATATTAAGTTTTTTGATATTCCATATCTACACAATCGAATCAAACGACTTCTTGGCGAAGAAACAGTAAGGCGCCTGTCTCCTTGGAAAATGATTAGCGAAAGAATGTTGGGTAAAAATCCTGGAGGAACGACTGTTCTAAGTTTCAAAAAAGAAACGATTTATGAATTGTCTGGTATTGCCACACTTGACTATCTTGAGTTATATAAGAAGTTTACTTACTCACAGCAAGAAAGTTTTAGTCTTAATCACATCGCATATCTTGAACTTGGTGAAAAGAAACTAGACTACTCAGAAGTTGAAAGTCTACATCAATTGTACAAAACAAACTTTCAAAAGTTTATTGAATACAACATCCATGACGTTGAACTTGTGGATCGTATTGATGCAAAGATGCAATTGATTGACATGGCGCTGGCGCTGGCATACGATGCTAAAGTTAATTACAACGATGTGTTCACACAGGTGCGTATGTGGGATACTTTAATTCACAATGATTTGATTGAACAGAATATTGTTGTGCCACAGAATGTTCATACATCAAAAGATACACAGTTTGCTGGTGCTTATGTGAAAGATCCACTTGTCGGTATGCATGAATGGGTTGTGTCGTTTGACTTGAACTCATTGTATCCTCACTTGATTATGCAGTACAATGTTTCACCAGAAACAATCGTGAATGGTCGCCACACAAGTATTACAATCGACAACTTGCTTGCTGGTGAATATCAAGCACAAGACGAATACTGCATGGCAGCCAATGGTCACTACTTCAAGCGTGACAAGCAAGGTTTCTTGCCTGCTATGATGCAACGCATGTATGATGACAGGTCATTGTATAAAAAGAAAATGATCGAGTCACAGAAAGCATACGAAAAAGAAACAGACAAAGAACGTAAACGTGAAATAACAAATCAGATTTCAAAGTACAAGAACTTGCAACTTGCAAAGAAAGTGCAATTGAACTCGGCGTATGGTGCGCTTGGCAATCAATACTTCAGATTCTTTGACACTAGACAAGCAGAAGCAATCACACTGTCTGGTCAACTTGCAATTCGTTGGATTGAAATTAAATTAAATGGCTATCTCAACAAACTCTTAAAAAGCACTGACGTTGATTATGTTATCGCATCCGACACAGACTCGGTGTATGTTAATCTTGGTCCGCTTGTGAAAATGGTGTACGGTTCAAAAGCAGACACGAAGGTCGAAACGATTGTAGATTTTGTTAACAAAGCATGTATCGAAAAGTTCGAACCATTCATCGACAAGTCCTATCAAGAACTTGCAGACTACATGAATGCATTCGACCAGAAGATGCAAATGAAACGTGAAGTCATTGCAAACAAAGGCATCTGGACTGCAAAGAAACGCTACATTCTAAACGTGTACGATTCAGAGGGTGTTCGCTTTGCAGAACCAAAGCTAAAGATGATGGGTATCGAAGCTGTTAAGTCTTCTACACCAATGTCATGTCGTGATAAAATTAAAGAATCGTTGAAGATTGTAATGAATGGTGATGAGCAGAAGTTTCAAGAGTTTGTTGGTGATTTCAAACAAGAATTCAAAACACTGCCGTTTGAAGACATTGCATTTCCTAGAGGTGTTAGTGAGTTAACTAAATACAGTAGCAGTTCGGAACTTTATTCTAAAGGCACACCAATCCATGTGCGTGGCGCAATTGTATTCAACGCATTGCTTAAGAAGCATAAGCTAACAAAGAAATACCAATTGATCCAAGATGGTGATAAAACTAAATTCTGTTATATGAAAGTTCCAAATCCCGTTCAAGAAAATGTATTTTCTATATTGAC